GTCGTCGTGGCTGAGAGTGGCGCGATCGAGCAGATCGCCAGGAGCGAGATGAGCAGGGAGCGTTTCATTATTTATTACGGAGTGATGGTCTTCACTTCTTCCCATTCAAAAGTCACGGTGAGATTCCCGCCGGTGATCGCCGCGTTTCCGAAGTTCACCGCGAGCTGCTGCGCAGTGCCCCTGAGAACGATCGGCTTCAGCCGGCGATCGAGAATGTAAATATCATTCGGGCCTGCCGTCGCCGCGGCATTGCAGCCGAGCTGGTAAGTATCCACATTGCCTATGGCCGTGCCCGCGGTTGGGCCGGTACCGGTGTAAGAAAGCGGCGCGCTCGAGGCTGCGGAAAATGTGGAATCATCCGGCACGGCCGTCATCGCTGAAGAAGTTCCGCTGGTATCGGCTGCGGAGCGCTTGATCAGATTCAGCGTGATGTTGCCGGCAGTGGTCTCGGTGCAGGAGACCAGGACGCGCGTGACCAGGACCGTATTCGTCGCATTGCCCGGCAGCACTGCATTGTCAGTAGTGGAGCTGCCGGCGAAAGACTTTGAAGCGGCGTAGCTCGCGGGACGCAGCGCCGGCTGGATTGCAACCCACTCATTGCCGTCGGTTCCACAATTCGGACCAGCGTTGTTTCCCTGCGTGTAGGCGGATCCGTTCGTGGGATCTGTCTGCACGACGCAAGGCAGAGTCGGAATCCGATTCGTCGAAGCGGCCGCGCCGTTGTTCGCCTGGTTGCCCTGCACTGGCTGCTGCGCCCAGGCCGGCGCGATCGAGCAGATAGCGAGAATGCACGCGACTATCAGTCGTCGAATCATTTGGTCGCCTTCGCCTTCTTCTTCACAAACTTCAGCTGCTTCGGGTCCAGCTCCCAGAGAGTGAGATCGATCTGTTTGGCTTGCGTGAATTGATAAGCCTGCAGACGAATCGCATCCGAAATGTCCTTCTGCCTCTGTTTGTTCTGCTCGATCTTGACCTGCATTTTCTGGATATCGATTTCCAGTTCATCCCACTCGAGCTGGCCGTCGCGAATCGCCAGCTTCGTGGGATCGGGCAGCAAATAGGCAGTGATCGTATCGGTCACCCCAGGAGGCAGTGCTTGAGCTGCGGGCGCGACTTTCCCCTTGTCCGCTTTCGGGAGGGGCGGAGCTTGCCCGAAGGCGAAAGCCGCCAGCAGCGGGAGTGATATCAGCAGACGCTTCATTTGTAGCCGATATCCACCGTGGCATCGCTCAGCAGCACGGCGGTGTCGTCGGAGTCGGCAATTCCCTTGGTGAGGCAATAGCCGATGCCGGTGCCAAGCGCGTAGCCTTCCTCCGACTGCAGCGTGTGCTGTGTGCCGGCCTGCAGGCCCACAACTTTGAAAAGATTGGTGGCGCCGCAGCCGGTGGGCGAGCTCGCGGAATTGTAGAGCTTGAAATAAACGGGATAAGCCGCGTTGTTATAGCCATCGATCGAATAGATCTGGCCGGCGCCGGCTTTCAAGTTGGTCGCGTTGTCGCTGGCCGCGGCGACGAAATGCTTCGCGCTCAGGCCTCCGGTAGCTTCAGGAACAAGGCTGACGGTGGAAGCGGCCGAACATCCGGTGCAGGCGACGAGCAACTGTCCCGCGGAGTTCAGCTGCAGCGGAGACATGTTGCCGCTGGTGATGGTTGTCGGCGATGTGTTGAACTGGCCGCCGATCAGGACCTCGTTTGCCGGAGACGAAGCATTCTGCCCGGCAGCATCAAAAACCGCGCCGGCGTTGCCGACGATGCCAACCTTCTGCACGCCGCTCGCTGCAGCGCTGGCGAGAACGCCATTGATGAACAGATCGGCGTTGATACCCATCACTTCGGTGCCAGTGGGAGCAGTTCCCCAGGCGGAAAGCGCCGCGGTGAGGTCATTGGTGCCGTCGGTGATGTTTGCGAACAGCGGGTTCGTCTTCGTGTTTGCGCCGGTGGTCGCGCTCACTTCGAAGATCGCTCCGGAGCCGAGCGAAACGGGAACAGTGTTGGTGACGAAAGCGTTGACGCCGAACACTTCGACGGCGCCAGGGGCGGTGCCGTAGTTCGACACCGCTCCCAGGGCGGTACCGCCGACGTCGACGAGGTTGATCGGCTGCTGCGCCACAAGTGCGATCGGGCAGGCGAAGAGCAGAGCGATGAGCAGTTTCAAACCGGAGCGTTTCATTGTGGTTTTGTCCTTTTCTTCTAGAGCGGGTGTGTTCGGAGAGATTTGCTATTGATAGAAAATGTCGACCACGCAATCATCCGCCAAGACGGAAGTGTCGTCGCCATCGACGATGCCCTTCACGATCGCAATGCCGATGCCGGCGGTGTAGGTGACGCCCGGTCCCGGAGGACTGATATCGCTCAAGCCGGCGTCGACACCGATGGTTTGCGCGACGGCATCGGTGCCAGGTACCGGCGTCGTTGCCTTGTCGTAGAGCTTCACGAAAATCGGATAGTCGGCGTTGTTGTAGACCTTCCAGCCAGTCATCACGCCGGCGGCGGCTTTGATGTTGGCGGCATTGTTCCCGGCTTGCGAAACGGCGTGATACTTCAGGCTCGGCATTTCCGTGTCGCCTCCCTGTGGAACGTTGCCGACGAAGACCCAGGCGCCAGCAACCATCTCGTAGACGTTGCCGGTGGAAAGATCGAGATAGAGATCGTCATTGTTGGCGCTGATGGCGCTGGTGGGCGCTCCATAGCCCTGGAGGAGCTGCGGCACATAAGGCGTTCCGGTTTCGGTGTAGAAGGCGCGCAGCCGCAACACAGAGCGGTAGAGATAGCTGTCGCCGCCAAGATCGTACCCGGCATCAAAATCCTGCGAGACCTCATAGAACTGAATCGTGGTGCCATCACTCAGAGTTCCTGAGAAATTGTTCAGCGCGTCGCGCACCGCCTGCGAGAGCTGCCGCGCCGTGGGTTGATCGTCCGCGCAACTGTCGAACTGAAATTCGCCATCGATCAGCGCGCTCGATCCGTCGAGCGTGGCTGCGGCCGGCGGAGCGTCGACAATGTGCAGCACCAGGTAAGGCCGTGGCGCTTGCTTCGTAGCCAGCGAGAAATACAGGCTGTCGGTGGCTGGCGCGGCCAGAATCGCCTGCACGGCCGCTGTGGCTTGCGTGAGCAGGACGTAAAGCCCTTCGGACACCGCCATTAGTCAAACCCATTCTCGCTGCCGATCGTCATTGTGGAAGCCGGCGCCGCGCCGCCCTGTACCTCACCAGACGGCACCAGGCAAAGTAAAAAGAAAGCGAGCAACCCAGCGATGGTGAAAGCTGCATTGCGTTTCATGATCTAGCTGGATCCGCCGGCGTTCTGCCCGATCTCGAAGCAGTAGATCTTGAGCTGCCAGCGCTGCTCGTCGGGATCCGTAATATCGGCGATCTGGAAAGTGCGCGCGAGGCCTCCGTCGAGATATTGAATCGTCATGTTTGCCAGCACGCCCAGCTGCCAATTGATGACGACGACATGCGAAACTTTCTGCGCGATCTGTTGCGCTTTGTCGATTTCCTCGCCGGCAATGGCATAAATGGCGGCCCAGCAGTTGAACGCAGCAGTCGGCGCCAGCGTCTTTCCTGTGCTGGTGTCTCGCACGCCAGGAGAATAAAACGTGACCTGGCGATTCATCTGCGCGGGGCCGACCATGAGGCCGGCCACGGCGACGCGCGAACTCAGGCCGCGTAAGGGCATTTAGTTGTACTGAAGAACCGCGTATTTGATGGCCGCATTCGAGCAGGTCATGGAGATCGTGGTGCCGGACATCCACCCCGCCTGGTACTTCATTTGGATTGCGGCAATCGCGCTCGCGGCCAGCGAGTAGGCGGTGAGCGAAGTGTCGGTCCGTCCAAAGTTGTCGGCAACGCTGTTCACGGTGAAGGTGTAGGTGCTGCCTCCGCTGTTCTGCACCAGCAGGACCTCGCGGCCGGTCGAAACAAAAGAGTTTCCGTTGGTGGCATCGCAGGCAGTGAACGTGAGATTGAGCGCGCCGGCGGTGACGGAAACATTGTTCTGGGTGAGAACCGTTGTGGCGAGCGCAGTCGGCGTGGCGAAAGCCTGCGCCGCGAACATAAACAGAGCGGCGGCGATGCAAATCGTCTTTTTAAGAAAGGATGGTTGCTGCTTCATTGGGTGAGTTCTCCTTCAGAGATTGAAAACGGTTAGCCCCTGGTGGGCGAAAGGTCAGGCACACGCCAGCGCCAGAGCAGGCGATAAAGCGCTGGATTCTGCGAAATATTTCCCTGCACGTTGTGGTCGCGGTTGTAGTAAGCGTCCCAGATCAGCAAACGCATGGCCTGGCGCAAGGCGGCTGGCGCGGCTTTTCCGTCGTTGCCGTAGCCCGCGGTGAAATGAATCTGCACTGCATTCGGAACATAAAGCACTGGCGGCCAGGTTTGCCCCGGCATCGGGAAAATTCGCGGCGGTGCGCTGATCGCGTCGTAAACAAAATCGCCGCCGTCCGCCGGCGCCACTCCAGCGTTTGTCCAGGTCAGCATGCCGTCGGTCGTTGTGCCGCCGAGAGTCGCATTCCAGGCAGGCTGCGTTGCTCCGGACATCCCCGTTCCGCCGTCATCCCCTTCAGTTGATGCGCTAACAGTCTGCAGATTGCCGTTCGTGTCCTCAATCTGGTCGCCGATGAAATATTCGCTCAGGGCCTCCCAATTGAAAGGAGCCGGGTAGAGAGATTCGATTTCTCCAGTTGTGCTGTCGGAGTACGTAATGCTGGTCACGTTATCGAGCGGCGAACGCAGCAGCTTGATCATCTGCGAGTAGTTCCACAGCGTGGTCGAATACCGCGGCAGCGAGTAATAGCTGGGCGGATAGGCCATTTGCGACATCACGGTGTCGACAAAGTAAGGAAACGAATCGAGCGCCTGGATA